AATTCGGAATTAAAACATTTGGATAATAAAGGCTTAACATCTCCACAAGAATGGTATTATTGGAATGGTTTACAGTTAGAAAATGGCGGATATTTATTACAATATACTGCACCTGGGTATAGAACAAATGTTTTGTTCTATGATAGTAATATATTTTCTCAGACAAATATGGCATTTAATGATGGAGATCAAAGATTTAAATCACCAACAATTACTACATTAGGTTTAATTGTAGCTGATCCAGAGGATCCAGACAATGGTATGCGTTTTGCCAAGACTGCACCATATTTTGATAGATCTATAAAAATGCAACAACAGAATAGAGTTGCATACTATGTATCACCAATAGTTGGTATCAATAATAAATCCATTAATAACGTTGTTGTAAGTGCTGATATAAAATTCTCTGGTTCTTTTGCAGGATTTTTAGGTGGTCTTGTTGGTAAACAAAACAGAGGTGAAATTAAGAATACAACAATTAATACAACCGCTAGTGATATGATAACAGTTAATGCTTTAGATAATGATAAAAAGCAATATGCTGATAATTATACATATTACTTGCGTGATTACATGGATAATACTAATTATTGGTTCCCTAAGAGAAGTATTAAAAATATTGGTGGTGTAATCGGTTCATTAATTATTTCTGATTTAAGTGGAACAATAATGGATAATGTTAAAGCTAATTTTGTTAATGCTAATAATGTTATCTTTAAAACCGTAAATGGCGTATCTGAAGTAGAAAATGACGATTATTATTTCTTGAATAGATTTGGCGGTATTGCATCTATGATAGAATATAATTCTTGTAATGTTCCTGATATATGGAATTATAATGCTGATGGTACTGCTTTAGATGATGTAAATAATATTTTAAGTAAAACTATTTTTGTTAAAAATAGTGTATTCCAATATAGTGAATCTAATATTAGCATTAATAGTAATTCTAATATTTTTGCTAATACACCAAATTATTGTAAAACAAATCTGGATGAAGGTAAGAATTGTATGCTTGGTACATCTTCTCCAACCTTTGGTCAGATAAAGCCTACATATTTGTCTGTTCCTTCATTAATTGAAACGGTTTTCTTTAACAATGGTGGCAAACCAACATCTGGAAAAGCTCATATTATAGAAGATGGTAAATTAAAATATGTTGAATCTATTGATGAAGCTGTCCGTACAGGTTTATTTACAATGGACCAACATTTAGCAGGTCCATTCACTGATAAGAATTTCTGGAGTATAAATCTTGAAAGAGATTTACCAGGTATTTCAAATACAGTTACTATTTGGAATAATATATTCAATATGGTAGGAGATGGACCAGCACCAAGTGATTTAAAGGCACAGGGTTATGCTGGTGGAGTTATTGACAGAGTTAATAAAACTTATGGTGAAAATTTTGACTTAGATGTACAAAATTTAGCAGGTAAAATAGTTAATTGGCAAGATAATATTATTCTACATGATACTAGCTTTGAGATAAATAATCCATTCAGTGCTACAGTTGTTCCTCAATTTGCAAAAATAAGTGCAGCAAAATGTTCATATAGTGATTCTCGTGGAACTATTGGTTCAAGAAATGTAGACTGTCCTGCTTTTGTAAATGCCGCTACAACTGGAGCTTTTTTTGGTAGATCAGCAACTGCAAATACTGAAGATTATAACGGTAATAAGTATTTAACACAATATCCATATTTTGGTTCTGATATAGAAATTATACAAAATTATGAATCTCTTGAAAAAGCTGAAGAAAGAAATCTTTACGATACAGTTAATCCGGATTCATTTAGTGGTGTAATTTTAAGTCTTACCGGTATGGATGATTCTTATGAACGTACCAGTAAGCCTTATATTACAACACATACACTTAATTTCCCGGTATCAGCTGTTACTTTTGAGATAGATGCACAGGCATTTAAATATGCACCATTTACTAAAGAACCGCTTTCAGAAGATAATCTTGCAAAATTATATCATGTATATGTAACAAATGGTCCACATGGTAATAAAGATAATCAAAGAGTATATCCTGAAAAAGTAGATGGTACTAATAATGAAATAGCAGTATTAGTAGCATTATCAGCTAAATTTAATGGTTATGATGGTTCTGATATTCAAAAGAAGTTTAATTATGCTACATCAGGATTTATATTTTATGTTGATGACATTGATGATGATGATGACCATTGTTGGTATAACTGGTATGTAATTCCATTTGATCCAAAACCATTATCATATTATCATTATGATAAGTATGGTAAGATATCAATGGAAGGTTCAAATCCGCCATATTGTAAGTTTAAAGGTTGTTATTTATATGCAAAGAATGCTGGTGGTAGTCATACAGGTAAAAAATCATTTGATACACAGGATTTTAGAGAGATAGATTTTAATAGTGTGGAAATGATTTATAATACTTATTATTTTGATGGTTATAATAACGACCATTCAGTTAAATGGGCTTCAAAAAATCAAGAACCGGCATTACGAGTTGACCCATTAACTGGTTATAAATGGAAAACTTACGAGGGTGTTAAAATGTTCCAGTTAGCTTCAAATCCAGAAGAAGGAACATTAGATGTAACTTTAGCTGCAACAGGTTATGTTGATACTAATACCAAAGTTGGTGATAATGATTGGTTAGTAGCTACTGATGGAATTAGTTATCCTTGCTATGATGGTCTGGATAGTGATGATGAAGTCCAGCCTGCAGATGCAGTAAAGATGTATGCTGTAGAATTTGATAATATTGATGAAAAATATTGGAACTGGCAAAATTATCTAGTTGATTATAATGGTGAAGATTTAGCTGAAACTGCGTTCGAATATAATTATGAAAATGTAGGTAAAGCAGCATTAACAAGAGTTGTATATGATGGACCTCTTGTAAAAAATGACGAGTTGTATGAAAATGCTCCGTCTTGGTTGTATTTTAGTCAAAAAGGTAAATTTAAAAATGCGCTTTTACAAAGTAATCCATTAGCTTATACTGGTATTACTATTAGTGCTGCTGGTAATTCAAATGAATATTGGACTACTACATTAAATAATAATATTAAAGAAGGTAAAGCATTAGATCCGAATCTTGAAAATGAAGAAGGAATAAGATATAATCTTGAAAAGGCTGCAGCTCCTGATGAAGCACAACCAGATTTCTATAAGTTTAGCTATGATAAATTTATTGGTTCAGCATATGGAACAAATGGCATTACAGTAGATGTTGAATACGATGTATTTAATGATAAAGCCGGTTACTGGTATCATAATGCTGACAATGATGAATTAGTTCAGCCTACAGATGGTAAAGTAATGTATTATCCGAACGTATTTAATATTGGAAAAACATTAAATCAGGAAACAATACTTTATAACTTGAAGCTGACTGATACAAGAGTTGTTTCAGCTAGTGGTTTCTCTGCTGATGATTTTGAAGGCTTATATGTAACTGATAGTAAGAGAAATCCGATAATGTATATTGATGTTGGTTTGGGTGAATGTAAAGATGGAACATCTTGGTCATTTAGTGGTTATGATAATGGAGAAGACCCAGAAACTGCACGTAAAAATGTAAAAGGTTTAATGCTGGAGATTGACTAATGGCTAATAAAAATAAAATATTCAATAGCTTTGTGTATAACGTTTTATTAAATGGGAAGTCAAAAGATGAAATTTATCAGCCGACAAATTTTGATTTGTGGTTTTGCTACAAAAATCAAAGCTTTGACAATAAGAAAGAATTGCGATTAAGTGATTTTTCTGGTATGTTCCACGATTCAAATGATAATAAAGGCGATAATTTTAATATAAACAAAATTAGTGCAATTTATTTGTCTAATCTTGGTCAATTTAGTATTGAAAATGTTTCGAAAGAAGATGGTTTACCAGCTACTATGTCATATCAAGAAATGCTAGATATTCCAGCTTCTGCATATCTTTTCTCGAAATATGATGCGCCTCGTAGAACGCCATTAAAGAGAGATACTTGTTATAAAGATTTTGAGTACTATGTAGATGATACATTCCATGAAAAAGAATCAAATAATATATTAAATAGAACAAATGATTTTGATATAACAAAATTAGCTGATAAGAAACTAGCTGATTATTGGAATGACTATTGTAAAGAATATTTTGAAAGTGATTATAATTTCAGTTCCGGTTTTTCTGCAACAGACTATAACGTTTATAATGTAGAACGTGATTATGTAGTAGAAGATATGACTAATTTAAGGTCAGAAAATAAAGATTTTGATATTGTTCAAACTAATTCAAATACTTATATTGGCGGTGCATTATTAATATCTTGGTATAATGGCAATAGAGTTCCACTTTATAGCTATGAAGGAAAATTATATTATAAAGATACATTAAAAGATTTGCTGGAAAAACAAAATTCTACTAAAAATGTTGAATTTATGACTCCAGCTTATAAGTTATTTCCTTCTGATTACAATAAGGCTATACCATTCTGCTATATAGATTTACCGAAAACTTATAATTTAAGAGATAATAAAGTTAATGTTCAGTGGTCTGAAAACGGTATTGTGTCTTTAAAGTAATGATAAATAATATATGGCTAATAAGGTAACAGACATTTCAATTTATCCATGGCTTTGTTCCTCTACAAAAGCATTGGAAGATGACAAAGATAATATCGTATGTGATAATGAAGAAGGAACAGTCGATGAGTTGACTGATGGCGCATACGGTTTATTTGGCATTAAATGCTCATATTATAAAGTATCTGAAAATCTTTTGAGAGATAAACTTTATGGAGAAGACCCATTACGAATTATCGAACGTAGCTGGTATTTCATGGGATATGTTGAATCATTGCCTCCGAATGTAAGAACATACCAGTTACAAGGTATTTGGGGAGAAGATGTAGTTACAATGTATGCTTCTATTGGAGCATTTAACTACTATTCTACTTACGGCGGATATGATAAAAATACGCCAGAAGTTAATCCAGAATCAGAACCAAAAATTAGTGATATTATTTACATAGAAGCAAATAATACATTTTATAGAATTGTAGATGTTAAGTATTGGAGTGAAGCATTTGGTTTGGCAAAGCATACGTATACATTGACATTAAAAGTCTACATGGACGACAAATGGACAATTAATACAAATGACCCAACATTGTCTAATAGGGAAGATCCAATTTATAAAGTTGCACAGGAAGATATACATGAGCAGTATAATATCAATGACCCATTGAAGATAAACAATAAGGTAACTGGTGATTTTCCGGCTCAACAATATAATGATGGATATAATGACCCAGAAAAAATCAAAGATGAAACTCAATACTATGATTATTTTAAAGGTTGGTAAGTGTCAATATTTGCAAAAACATATACACAGGGAAACTATTATCCGAAGCATCCTGAAAAATGCCTTAATACAAATGGTAAATTAGGTAATAAGCCAGCAATTACATATCGTAGTAGCTGGGAATTAAAGTTTATGAGATTCTGCGATAAGTATGAATCTGTTTTAGAATGGGGTTCTGAAGTATTAAAAATACCATATATTTCTGAAGTAGATGGCAAACAGCATACGTATATAACTGATTTTTATTTCGTATGTCGTGAAAATACCGGAAAAGTAGTTAAATATATATTAGAAGTAAAACCAAAATGTCAAATCGCAAGACTTGACGAACATGGTGAGATTATTTTCCCCGAACCTCCAAAAACAAAAACACAGAAAGCGATAAATTCTTGGCAGGAACGTTGTAAAGTTCTTAGAACTAATAATTCTAAGTGGACTGCTGCAAGAAAATGGTGTAATGCGAACGGTTATATTTTTAAGGTGATTTCGGAAGAAGAAATCGGAATTAATTATTAAGCGTCCTGTGTTATAAATAATTTACTATATTTTATAATTAGATATGAGTGTATTTGATAATTTGAAAAAAGAATTTAACATAGACGAAGCAGAGCCTATTGTTAATTCAGTTATTGATAAAGCGAATGAAAAGATAGAAGAAGTTCGTGAAGGTATAGCTACACAGAAATATACTCTTGAAGATAAAGAATATATTAAAGCTGAATTACAAGATTTAATCGCATCGGACCGTGAAGTTATGGAATCTATGAAAGAGATGATTCTTAATGGTGCTGGAACTCCGAATATGTATGCTGTATATGCAACATTATCTAAATCTGTTCGAGAAAATGTAGCTCAACTTAAGGAATTAAGTAAAGACCTTACGGATTACCAGGTTATTGAATCTGCTGAAGAGTTTAAAGAAAAGGCATTGGCTAGTAAGGAACGACTTGCTGAAAAGCGTCTTGCTGGTAAGAATCCTGCAGCACCTGGTCAGATTACACAGAATAATACGTATATATTTGATTCGAAAGAACAGTTTAAGATAATGAAAGATTTGAATTTAGAAACAGCCAAGATTGAACATCCTGACTTTGATTTGTCGTAAGGGGAATAATGTTATTTTCAATATATTATAGGATAGATCATAGACAGGAATTTCTGCAAAAACACTTTAATAAGATGTTTAAGAATAATACAGAAGAGGAACGTGATTGCACAGTAGATAGATTGACAGATTTAATGGAATTAATGGTGCAATTACTCATAAATGAAGATAAATTTGGATTATTTGAGCTTTTAACGAAGAAAAATACAAAAGCTGCTAGAGCTTTTTTCAATTATTTAACATGTTCAAATATTCGTAGTATAAATAAAGAGATAATCAAGGATAGACTTGAGGAAATTTTTAAGAAATAACTAAGGATTAATGCTTATGAAAAAGTTAAAAGATATCCTGGATTCTCAATTTGAGCCAATTAAACTTGATGAAGCATCTAGTTTTACAAGTTTTTTGACAGAAGAATCAGATTATGAGGGACCAGGAAAGATAATTACAGAAGAAGATGATCCATTTGCATCAGCTTCTAATGACGCTGGCGGTGATGCTGGTGGAGACCCGTTTGGCGATAATGCTGGCGGTGGAAACGACGCTGGTGGAGACCCGTTTGGCGATAATGCTGGCGGTGGAAATGACGCTGGTGGCGGTGCTGGTGGCGGCAATGGTGGTGCTGCTGGTGAAGATGGTGATGGTAATTCTGAAGGCAATGACGATAAGGAAACTTCTCCAATCGACGATGATTCTCACGAAGATGACCCGGAATTTAACCAGGGAACAGGTAATCCAGATGATGTAACATTGTCTGATGAACCGTCCGCAAAGGTAAAGTTCAATGTTGAAAAGATTATGCAGGCAGTAACTAGCGTAATTCAAACATTAAGTGAAGACAAGTTGGTTGAAATTGAAAAGATTAAGACTGACGTTGAATTAATCTTTAACGGTAAGATTCTTAACGATGAAGATTTGGAATTCAAGAACTTCAGAAACGCTATGTTTATACTTAAGAAGATTTGTGCTAAGCTCGATATTGCGGAAGCAAATTATCTTAATAGAAAGATGAAGGAACCTGCACTTAAGAAACGTGATCAGCTCAAGCAAGAAATCGCTGCTAAGAAGGGAGAACTTGCTCAGACACGAGACGTTTTGACAGCCCTCGATACTAAGTAAAAAAAAGAACCGGTTTAAAAACCGGTTTTTTTAATAATATTTTTTAAATATTAATCAAGGTCGAAAGTAGGAAGTTCAGGCTGTTCTTCTACTTTTTCAGTAATTGCAGCTTCAGCTTCTTCTGAAGTTTCAGTAATTACATCATTAAGAACAACTTTGGACTTTTTCTTCTTAGGCTTCGGAGCTTCAACTACTGGTTCTTCAACAGTTTCAACAACTGCTTCTTGTGCTTGTTCCTGTGCTTTTTGTTCTTTCAACTTTTTAATGAAATTCTGATATTCAGTTTCGAACTTTGATGTATTAATCGAAGGACGAGAACCTCCATGTCTAATCGGCAATACACGATCAGCCATAGCAGCACGTTGTGCATCGTAATCAGTTACAATTTCATTTTGATTATATCTTTTTGAAAAATCTGGCATATTATTCCTCTACTTTTTCTTTTGTTTTTCTTGTTCTTCTTTTCTTAGTT